CTTCCATGCCCTTCTGCTTGAACTCTACCTCGGCATTGACCACGAAACCATCCAGGCCGAACTGCTTGACGCGTTGGATGGCCATCGCCGCTTCGGCGGCCGGGTTGCGGCCGTAGATGTACTGCCAACCCCACGCCTGGATGCCGCGGGCGCGCAACGCATCGACCACGGCCGGCACGTTATCCTTGCCGGTCTTAGGATCGATGTTGTAGGCGTACTGCCCATCCGCCACTTTGATGAGCACATGCGTGAGGCCAGCCTCGGCGGCCACCTGGGCGATGCGCTCCGGGTCGCCACCCTCTACCCGGCTGTTGATCCACAAATACATTCCTTTGCCGTTCAAAATATCCATATTCAAAACTCCTATTCTTAATAGATGAAATCACCACTAGCGGTAAACTCGTGATAGGTGTATCCACCGTCCTCGGTAATCGCACCTCCAGTTGCTACAGGCGGCCCAGGGTATCGGATAATCACAATCCCGCTCCCGCCGGCACCACCGCTCTTGGCAGCGCTAGTAGACGTAGCACCACCACCGCCACCACCGGTGTTTGCCTGCCCTGGCTGCCCGACATAACTGTTCGCTGATTTGCCGCCACTTCCACCACCGCCAGAACCGCCATCCGCACCGTCGGCATTGCCACCAACGCCACCGTTTCCACCACCGCCACCACCGCCATAATCTCCCCCCCAAACGCTCACCCCATTGGCGCCAGCGCCGGCCAGAGTATCTGTAGCATTGCCGCCATTGGCTGCGCTACTGCCGCCACCACCAGCAGCCCATTTTGTTCCCTGGGCACCATTACCTCCATTGCCGCCGGGTGTACCAACGCCGCCAGTCGTAATGGACCCGCCGCCACCGCCGCCCGGACCACCGGCTCCACCGTTTTCCCCGTAAGGCATACCTGCCCCGCCACCAGCCGCTGTGAACCCGTTGAATGAGGTATTGCCTCCTTTTGCCCCCCGTGCAGTAGCATCTGCTGCACCAGCACCTCCGGCGCCACCATTACCAACAACTACGGGGTACGTCCCTGGTAGCAAGGCCATACTCTCGAGGAGTAGCACTTGCCCGCCGCCACCGCCGCCAGCGGCATACCCATTCGAGGCGCGGACACCAGCGCCCCCGCCGCCGCCGGCCACGAGCAAAACGTCTGCAAGTATTTCCAGTCCTCGACCGATGATGATGGGATAGTCGCCCAATAGCGGGTAATCGGTAAGGAGAGGGAAACCTTCACTTAGCGGGAGGGGGAATTTAGGACGCGGCATCCTTATTTGCTCTCGGCCAGCGAAAAATGGAAAGTGACGCCAGCCTGATCGCAGTCAACCTGAATCTCGTCTCCGATATTAAGCGTTGGCGCACAAGGAAAAGGGAAACTCTCTCCAGGATCAAATGCCTTAGGTGGGATTAATACATGCGTGGCAGAGGAGCCAGCAATATAGATCCCAACCAATGCTTCACCCAGGCCAGCATTGGATACCTGAACCCAGCCAAGCACCTGAGGCTTGCCGGTAGCAGTAAAAACAACTTCTTTATCTTCTGATCCGCTTGCTACATAATTGACACCAGGCATTTTCTGCTCCTTTTTATCCTGCGACCCAGATGTGCGCCAGGCTTGCTCCCCCCGAGCCGCCCACGATCGTATCGCCCTGCCGCACCAGCGCTTGCCCATCCTGCACCTCGCCGATTTCGAGCGTCACCGGATCGCTTTCACCATCCACCTGCAACCGGCGCACGCCATCCTGATTGACGATGGTGTCGAGCATGTCAACCCCGCCCTCGAGGTTGTTCATGTGTTCAGCGTTGACCGGGGTGCCGGCTTCTGCCACATCATTCTCGAGTGAGATGCGCACATTCTGCAGGCCTTCAATTGGTGTACCGTCGTCCTGCTTGACGCCATACCGCGGATCACCAACGAGGGCATCATCATTCCAATCGGTGGGTTCATATTGCTTAGCCATTTTTTCTCCTATACGCCTATACGCCTACCAGGAAGACCTGAGAGGGTGTGACGGGGTTGAGATATTCCAGCACCAAGGTTGGGCGCCAAGCAGCCGTCCCGTGAGACGGGGTGGCGATCCGGATGCCCTTATTCTCATTTTTTCCAAATGCAACATTGCTGATGTCGTAAGAGGTTCGCACCACATAGTAGACTGCCCCATTCGTCGGTATGAGCGCGTGGTTCAGGGCCCCTGTCAGCCGCGGCGTCCCGATGACTAAATTCCCAATGGATCCCCAATTGGCCTGCGTAGGCGCATTTACGCTGAGCGTGTAAGCCCCTTGCCTATTGGCAGAGGTCACTGGGTAGAAAGCACCCCAGTTGCACGTGCACACATCAACATTCCAACTGACGGAACTGGGAGTATTTTCAATGCCGGTAGGTGTCATCCTGATTTTTGCAGACACTATAGTGCTCCCCGCCGGCAGAGACACGGGGAACCTGAGAAAGTAGCGATAGTAGAAATAGAGCGCATTGTCAGACGAGATCGCAGCGCTACGCGAAACCCCATCGGTGCGATGGTCCTCGGCACTCGTGCGCGCCAAACTGCGCACCGTGGAGTACCCGGAAATCTCAGCAGAATCTGCGCTGGCAACTATTTCTAGCGTGGTAGCCATTATGCTTTTTCCAGCACCAAAGAAAGCCCCGCCAGCTTCACTAGCGAAGCCTCATCGATTTTGAAAAAAAGATACTCGCCCGCCGCCACCGCAGTTGTCCAGCCAGTTAGGGAGGTCTGGCTCTTGGCCTCATTGTTTAGCGTAGGTTTCTGCTCCCCAGTGATGCTGTTGCCGCTACTGGGCGGCCAGCTGGCGTACGTGCCTTTCCAGATATCCACGACAATTGAGCCAACATCGCCCAGCGACTCAATTTCGCAGAGCTTTATAGTGGCTGCCAACGGCACTTTGGCCCAGGCAACCGGAACAGATTTTGGCTGGATAAGGTTTTCGCCATCGCCGAACATCACCGAGATGCCAAAGTTGCCCTTCAGTAAATTAGCTTTGGATATGACCTTCGTGCGCGCAGCCGCGATGGGTTCGGTGGGGTCTTCCGCCATGAGCAGTGCTGCTCCCGGCAGGGTTGTGACGAGTTGGCCGTCGTCGGCCAGCTGCTGCAAAGTTTTATCTGCCATTACGCATACTCCCGAAACATGTTTTGGCGCAGCAAATCAGCGCCGGCGACCGCCACCCCTGTCCGTGGCCGCAGGTACGGGTGCTCCATCGGCGGTATATACTGCGGCACAATCCCACGAGATATCACCTGCCCCAGAAAGCCCCCCGCCATATCGAATTCAATGCGCCGCACCTGGGTGAGTAGCTTCTTGCGGTAATAGGTATTCACCAGCACTTTGGCGCCCGGCGCCACATCCGAGGGCAGCACCTCATACTCCTGCTGATAGCGCTGGCGGTAGTAGTCGCGCACGGTATCCAAGACGCCTTGGGCAGCATCCTCGGAAACCAAAGTGGCTTCTCGGATGGATAGCATTTTCTTGTTCCCGTAGCTGGCCGCATCTGCCTCAACAAACTGGAACGACTTCATCCGGTCCTGCCACGGGTAGCCGGTGATCAGGATCTCAGCTTCCTCGCTCAGCGTGAGCGTGACGGAATTAGGGCCGAACTGGAAACTACCACCAACCGCAATCCAGTCTCCACTGGTCGTTACGATCCGATCGCCTTCAGTGCTCACCAAGGTGTCCGGAACAAAGCCTGGGCCAATGATCTCGATGTTGTAGTAAGGCCGCTCGAAAATGATCTTATGGGTGCCGGCGCCCAGGATGCCATCGAACACCGTTTCTGGCGCGTCCGACTCCTTGTAGTCGTGGCTTACCAGCTCGACCGAATACACCAGAGGCAACAAAGACGGTTTGCGGCTGTCAGCCACACTCGCGTCGGCCAAAATCACATCGGGCATTTTGTTGGGCAATGCGACAGAGCGGATGGTGAGCTTGTCAGACCCAAAAGTACTCACCGTGGCACGGGCAGCAAATAGCATTTGCTTTAGCGCGCTGCGGTAGCTTCCAGGTGCAATCCACCCCTTCAGGGTTCTCGATGCGATGCTCGGGTCCAGGTCATAGGGGATATCAGCCGGCACCAACACCTGGCGCAAGGCAGTATCCAGTGTGACCGGGCTGGCCCAGAAGATGCCCTCAAACGCCATCTCTTCCATCACCCCGATCAGATCGATGGCCTGAAACTGAATCTCCTGCTCGCTGAGGTTGGACCAATCTTCCAGGTAGAACTTGCCCAGCCATTTCAAACTCCCGTCTACCCGTTCGTACGCCAGGATGGGAAGCCGCTCAGCCAGCAAATTCACCCGCTCGGCGTTGAACATCGAGAATGTTTCATCTGTGCTGATGATGGTGAACTCAATGGAGCTGCCGGGAAGCTCGTCGCTGATCGGGCTGCTTTCCACTACCAAATGAGCAGTGCGCACCTGCGGGCCTTCAAAGACCAACGTTTCATCGCCGATTGTCATTTGGATAACCGGAGATGTGCTCATGGCCTGTCCTTCGGACCCTGGGCGGTAAAGGTCACACTGAGGGCTTTCCACCAAGTGGCAGCGGGCGTCCAGCGCTTGAGCTCCCGGGTCACCTCAGACACATAGGCGATGAACGTGAAGGTGGTGCCATCTTCAGCTGGGATGGTGACCGTGTGGAACTCCACCGGCTCACGCAGCTTGGACGTCAGTCGGCCAAACTCAGCCCGCTCTTCCCAGGTGGTCGGCGAAGCGAAGATCAGCCGTGCCTTAGGAAAGGTTCCAATCAGCTCGCGCCGCAGGTTGCCATCTACTGTGCGCTCAGCGTACTTGTCCAAGAAGTTGAGCGTATCCGTCAGCTGCAGAATAGGCACATTGAAGGTGTCACCGTCGATTACGATCACGCCGCCCCTCCACTGCTTACCAGCGAACTATCGGCGCGCACATACTCCTGGTCGATCTTGGGCTTCAGGATCCGCACCAGCTCAGCCATGCTGCCAGTGAAGTTGATCGTCACCTGCTGGCTGCCCTGGGCGCCGGCAACGGCGCGCTCCAGCATTTGCTCCAGGAGCGCCTGCGGGGCCTCAATGTTGTTGCCGTTGCGCTGGTCGCCCAGCACCGCCAGGAACTCAGCGTTCGGCGGGATCACCGCGCCGCGGGCCAGGCGGGGGATTTGCGGCACGCCCACCGTGGGAATGCTCAGCCCAAAGCTCTTGCCGCCGAAATTCGGCACCCAGTCGGGGATGTTCACCTTGAGTGAATTCATGCTGCCGATCACCGCATTCAGCCCGCCGGCCACCGCCCGCAGCATGCCGTTGATCAGGTCAATGATGCCGTTGACGGTGTTTTTGACGAAGCCCTTGATTCCGTCCCAGGTACGCTGCCAGCCTATGCTTAGGCTATCCAACAGGGTGTTGAAGCCGTTAGAGACCGGGTCAATCACTGTGCGCTGGAACCACGCGCCAAAAGTGGACCAGGCCGCCTTCAGCGAATCCAACACCGATTTGCCAACCCCCTTCAGCCACTCCCAGATTTTCCCCCAGTTGGCAATGATGGCGATGATGGCAATGATGGCCAGCACTACCGCGGCGATCGGGCTTAAGGTGGCGAGAATGAATACCGCAGCGATGGCGAGAATGATCACCAAAAGTTGCCAAGCTTTGGCATTGTCTTCAATCCACTTCGTTTGCTCCTGTAGCCTTTCGGTGTGCCATTCCAAAATGCCCACCAGTACGCTGCCAATCCAAGCGAATGCTGGCTCAAGAACATTTTTCCAGAGCCACAGGAAGGCGGGGCCAAGAACTTCGAGCACCGCATCGGCAATCTCTAGCAAAGGAGTAATCACATCCAGAAAGGCCGGCGCCAGGTCTTGTATCAACCATGTCCCAAAAGGGACCAGCACGTTGTTCCACAGCCAGAGCAGGATGTCACCCACTGTGCGGATTAGAGGCTGGGCAGAAAGCCACAAGCGATCCCAAGCTTCCTGCAGTGGCGCAATAAACTGCAAAAAGCTCTGCTTCCACGCCTCGACCTTGGCTTTGAGCTCTTCCAACTGCTCGTCAATGACCTGCGAATCAAACGGAGAGGCCGCCCCCGCCGCTGGCATCCCGCCAACGCCCGCAGCATCGCCGGTGCCGCTGGTATCCGGCTGCTCCAATACATTCAGCTCATCGAACGGTGCCAGGGCGCCCTTGGCAGCCTTGCCTGCCTTCTCGGTCTGCTTGGCCAAGTTGGCCTGGCCGTCCGCCGCCGCATTGCTCGCATCGGCCACCGCATCCATAGACTGGCGCGCCGCGCCAATATCCACGCCAAACAGGATGCTCATAATGCTGGCCAAGCGGTTGGCAAACACCGTCAGCAAGTCAATCGCCGCCTTGATGTACGGCATCACCCGCTGGGCGATCGGGATGATGACATTACCGATCCCCACCTTAAGGTTGTAGAAGCTCACACCCAGCGCCGATAGCTGGCCGGCGTAGGTGCCGGCTAGCTTGGCCGCATCGCCAGTTTGGAAGCGGGTCTCCTGCAGGATGCCCTGGTATTCAGCATCGATCTTCTGCTGCTGGGTCAGCGCACCCACGGTGGTGCCGATCGAGGCGGCGTAGTCACGCCACATCTTGGCCACGTTCTTGGTGACACCGGCGTTGTCTACCAGCAGGGAGTTCTCGTTCTTCAGGCCTTCACTGGCCGATTCGATGGCTTCGCCCATCGAGAGCCGGCCCTGCCGGCCGAAGGCGGCGCTGTCCTTGAGAGCCGTAAGCACACCTTCGATCTGCGAGGTGTCATAGCCACGCAGCAGAAGGTTCTTGTACGCGTTGACGGCATTGGTGGCCGGCACCAGGCCATCCGCGGTGAAGTCTTTTATGAACTCGTGGGCGTCTGCAAAACTGGTGCCCACACCCTCGGCCACCGACTGCAGGCCCACCATCGCAGAAGCGGTTTCGCTGGCTGCCTGCACCGCGGTGCGCCCAAACGCCACAATCGCCGCGACGGCGAAAGTGGTTGCCACAAGGCGCCCAATACGCAGCAGGATCTTCTGCATCGAGGCCACGCCCGTGTTGAAGCCGCGCTCATCAATGCGCGTGTCAATGCGAATAGAGCCGTCGTACTGCATTACAGGCCGTGCTCCTTACGACGCTCAAGGGTTTGGCGGTGCTGTTCATAAATGCTCGGCAGGTAGCCTTGCGGCTGCAAGAGCAGCTCAATATAGGCTTCCAACACCTCAGGCTTCATCTGCTGCACGTGCTCCTGCACGCCGGGCGTGGCCAGCAGATCATCCATGACCGCCTGGTCATACTCAGCTGGCTTGCTCACGCTTGCGCCGCCCTTTCTCTACCAAGCGGTCGAATTCATCATCCTGCATCCGCTCGTCAGGAGTGCGCTCATCAAGCTCTTCCAAATCAAACCGAGCCCCCAGTTCGCTGGCTGCCTGGCGCTCCTCCTTGGTGGCCTTGCCGGTTTTCACGCGCTTGCGCAACGAGACCAGCTGGTTAAACGCCGTCTCGTTGCCCAAATCCATGAATAGGGCCAGAAAACTCCACCAATGCAGCTCAGCGCCCTGCAAGTCAATGCCATGTGTCTGCCGGAAGGCGGCAAAAATCAGGGCACCGTCTTTGCCGAAGGAGTACACCCGCGGCCCATCCGCAGCATGGTCCTCACTCTCGGGCTGGCCGGCATTCAGGTACCAATTCACCCGCTCCTGCAACTCGATCAACTCGGCCGGAGTAAGCTCGCCAAAGTCAACCTCGGGGAACAAATTGCTCAGCAAAACGCCCTGCTTTTCGCTAGCTGTCAGCTCAGGATCCTCAAACGCCAAGAGGCCGCCAAGGGCGGCCCGGAAATCGGTGTTCAAGGCGAGCTCGCGCCCTCCCAGGGTGATGCTTTCAGGGAAGTCGGAGACCAGCAGATTGACGCTTATTTGCCGCTCCGCTTCTGCTTCTTGCCGCCGCGGCGAGGCACCACATAAGGCTTTAGCTTCTCGGCCCGGGGTTTCTCAATGAAGGGCGTGAGCTGCTCAAAAAAGATTTCGAACTGGCGCAAGCTGCGTGCGTCGCCAAATACCATCTGGGCGGTACCAGCACCAAACAGGTCATCTACCAGGCCGCGGATGTACTCACACGCCTCACTAAGCAGTTTGAGCCGGTCACCCACATTCAGGGGCACCCCCAGCTCATCGGTTGCTACATGGCTGCCCAGATCGTTGTTGCGCTGCTGGTAGTCCTCGATCTTGGCCTTCAGCTCGTTGAAAACCTTGTAAAAGCGCTCGATGAAAGCAACATCGCTAGGGTCAAACTCAAGCACCTTGCTCTCATCCTCATTGATGAGAATGCGCTTCAGGTTGGGCTGATCAATTCGAATGGAATCCATCGGTTTATCTCCTGCCCGTATGGAGCGCGGCTTACCGCGCTCCATACGGGGGCTGACTGTCTCTACTTATGCGCTCTCTTCGGTCGCGGTGAACTCCAGCTCCACGGGGTCAAACCAGCCATTGACCTGGTCGCCGCGGTAATTGAGGTTCCCGCTGATCCGCACCCCATCACCACCGGTACCACCAAAGTTGTCATAGGCAATCGAAACCTCGTGCTTGGTGGCCGGGTACTTGCCTTCCACCTTTTCGTGATATGTGTACACGTTCACGATTTCGGTCACCGCATCATCCAGCACCGGCGGGCCGTCGCGCCATAGGCCTTCGAGGTAGGCCAGGGCCTCATCGCTCATGATCAGGCGAGCATCAAACGGCAGTGCACGCTGGTAGCTGTTGGTGTCCGTGGTGGCCTCTTTGTCGCTGATGTAGTGCTCAGTCTCCGTCTGCGGATTGGCGTTCACCGCAGAATCGGAAATCCCCTTGCCCAACAGCGCGAAGGTGGCAGACCCCGCTTTGGGGGTCGTGTCGATGAAAGTGCGGAATTGATCTCGGCGTACTTTTGCCATAGCTATTTCTCCTTACTCAGATTCGTCGCTCGTCATCGCCGGTTGGAAGTACTCCAGCCGGCAACTGATTTGGTAAATTGCACTGTCGCTCTCGCCCTGCTGGGCCAGGAAGCCCGAATTCACGGCTTCAACGGCTTCTGCCATGCGGCGATCGCCAAGATCAGGCAGATCGCCATCCGCCGTGCGGCGCTCAAACTCATCGCTGAGAAACTCCATGAACCCGCTATTGGCCAGGCGCGCCTGGTCGTCCGCGGTGGGTGCCGCAAACTGGATTGCAAACGCATACTGGCGCGTGCTACTGCCATCCAGATAGCGTTCCACAATGGGCGGGCCAGGCAGCGGGACGATGGCATACTGCGTCAGCGTGCCGGCATCTACGTGATCCACAAACAACGGGGCCTCGGCCGCAAGCAGATCAAAGCTGCCGATCCACGTCTGCAGTGCTTCGATGATGGTCATCGCACACCACCGCCGGCCAGGCGCCGGGCTTTGCGCACGGTGGCCCCGCCATCTGCCGCCTTCCAGCGGTCGAACCAGTAGGGCCCGCGTAATGGGCCAGTTTGGCTGCCCGTCTTGCGCTTGGCGTAGTACTGGCGGCGTGCATACAGGGCAATCCACTGCACCAGGCCGCTACCCACTTCAGTGCCCAGCTGGCCCGTCTTGATCAGCGTGCCCGTGAGCAAAGGCGTGAAGGGCTCAGTTCCTCGCAGGACTTCGCTATCCACGAAGTGCTGCGCACCGGTGTAGCGCCCTTGCCAAACCGGCTTGAAGCCGGGGTTCCAGATCAGGCGTGCAGACCCGTTTGGCGTGTGGAAGACGGCGCCCCGCGGCGTCTGAATGACCGGCCCGCTCATTTGGCACCCACCTGCCAGTGGTGCATAGCTTCACCACCAGCTTTCATGGTGTCCACGCTGCTGATCACCAATACGTCATCGTATTTGGCCTTCAGCGCCGATGGGCCAAAATCATCGTCCAGCTCGTCATCCACCAGGCCCCGCACCACAAAGTCGCCAGTCTGCAGTGTCCACGTCACCAGATCTTCGTCGCCTGATTCATCCTGGCCTGCCTGCCACTCCTTGGGCGCCAGGTAGCCAGGGATGCTCATCGGGATGTAGATGGCGGCCTGGTCTGCGGCGATGTTGCCGCCGCTGGCCAGCACGTTGCGGGCTTTGCGGTTCTCCCACATCACGCCCAGCAGCTGGACGCGCTGAAACCGCTCCTTGCGTTCTTCGATGTACTTGTTGTAGAGCGTCAGGTCGGCGTTGGTGATCATCGGCCGTACTCGCCTTCGTAGAAGCCACGAAACATCAAGCCGGTGCCGGCCAGGTACTTGCTCACCGCTTGCTCCACTTGCTGGGCAAGGCTGAGCTGCTTTTCGGAGCCGGCCGCATAGGTCACAGAGTAGTTGCCCAGGCGCTCGGCCTGCACGCCAACCGCGCCGCCGGCCTGCTGCGCTGCCTGCTCAACCTCAGCGGCTGCACAGCAGGCTTTGCCTAGCAGGGTTAGCGTGGCCTGGTCGGTCTCAGGCACCTTGGGCGCCCGCCCAAAGGTGAGCGCATCGATTTGCTCTGATGCGCGCAGGGCCAGTGCAGGGAAGGCATCCTCAGCTATGGCCGCGCCGAGATATACGGTGATGTAGAAGTCGTAATCTGCGTACGCGGCCATAGCTATTCAGGTGCGGTTCGAGTGCGCCGCTTTAGGCGCTCTCGCTCTCAGAGATCTTGATGCCGCGCAGAACACCAGCCGAGCGGGTGGCCTTGACGGCAGTTGCAGCCACCATCTCCACCTCGCCCAACTTCACAGCGCCAGGGGCCTTCAGGTCCGGCAAATATTGCGTAACCAGGTCGTCGCCCTCAGGGGAAACACCATGCACGCCATCCAAGCCGATACGGGCCGCATAGATGCTGGTGACGCCCGCGTCCGTTTCGATGATTGGGTCAGAGGTGCCAGGTTTGTCGCCCAGGCTCATCACCAGCGAGGGGCCCCACACAGCCACTTCATGACCGTAGGTTTCCTTGCTCAGCAGGTTGATGCCCGCACGGTCCATCACGGACTGGAAGACACCGAACATATCGCCACTCATCGCATACAGCGAGGGAGCCCCATCCATGCGGGCGCGCAAGCGGCGCAGATGATCCAGGAACACCTTCCAGTTGGTGTCGATGGCGGCCGAGGAGGACAAATCGATGTCGGTCCCGGGATCCAGCTCAGTGGAGGTGCCGCTCACGGCCTTGTCCAAGCCGTCAAACATGAGCGGGTTGTCACCTGCGTCGCCGTTGATGAACCAGTCGTGGAACAAGGCAATGGTGGCCTTGACCTTCTGCTCGATCTGGAACTGGACGTGATTCACCACCTGGCGCTCATGCTTGATGAGCACGCGGTCCAGCTCGAAGCTGCCACCGAAGACCTTCAGGTCAACGTTGTAGCGCTGGGTGATGGTTTCTTGAGGCGTGAACTCGCTGTTGATGGCGCGGCCGGCCGCGGTCGGCTGGGTGCTGACCCGGTTGTAGCTGTAGGTCATGCTCTGGCCGCCCTGCGGCTTCACAGTATTGTCAAAGATCAACGTATCCAGGAGTGCGGACTTGCGGAATTCGTCAATGACGAAGCCAGTCAGCTTCTCCTGAGAAAGTTGCTTTGCATTTGCTAGGGTAATAGGCATGTCAATCTCCGTATTAGTGGTGCGCTATTGGTTCAGCACCTCGCCGATAGCCTCGGCAAAGGTGCCAGGTTGTTCAGTCACCTTTTTTTGAGTGCCCCCCTTCGCCACCTGGCGCGGGGAGGGGTCGTCGTTGGAGAACAGGTAGTCGTCAGTCTCTTTGATCTTCTCCAGCTGCTCGCTCAGGCCGGCAATCGAGCCGTCCTCATCGTTCAGCTTCAACAGATCGAGCTTGAGCAGCGCCTTGGCTGCCTTGGTGTTCTTGACCTTGGCAGCGGTCAGGGCGCCATCCAGCGCATGGTCAAAGGCCTGAGCCTTCAGTTTGGATTCAGCCTCGGCGGCCACCTTCTTCGCGGCTTCCTGGGCCTCACTGGCTTTTGCCTTCCATTCCTCGACCGACTTTTTCAGCTCATCCGGCTTCAGGCCTTCAAAGTTCTTGATGGTCTCGCCGGCTTCGTCGAGCCGCGTCTGCAAGGCAGTTGCCTTCTCTTCGGCCGCCACCGTCTTGGCCTTCTGGGCCTCGACTGCCTGGCCGTTCAACTTCAGCAGCTCTTCCTGCAGGTTGTCCGGCAGGCCAGCTTTCTTGATGGCCTCTTCGGTCAAGCCCAGCTTTTCAAGATCTGACTTCTTCATTCCTGTGTCTCCTGGGAGCTAGCGCTCCGATATCCATCTAGCCGTTTTAGGTGGTCGGCGTCACCCGATGGCTGGCTGCTTTTACGCCTGCCAGGCTGGCGAAATTGGAAACAAAAAAAAGCCGCGCTTGCGGCACGTCTCTCGACATGTCACAAGCGCGGCTGAGGTTCAGCGGGGCTGTACTTCTATTTAGTTTTTTGCTTCCGGCCCAATACTAGCAGAGCAATCTGCAAGTTGTCAACCAGAAAGGGAAGCCCTTCTTGATCTCTTTATCAGCCTTATTCTATTGCAAGATAGAAACTGTCACCCAAGAAGGGTTCATAAACAAGCAGTAGCCCGGTGTCTGCAGTGCTGACAATGAATGGGATTGCCCCTGAAATCGATGCACCGCCGTAGAACTCGGTATTGAAGTCTAATAGACCTGGCACACCAGCCACGAATATCTCGGGCTCGCTTGTAATGCCACTACTCCCCAACATCTTGAAGCTTGAAGAGAAGATGGAGCATTTTTCATCTACTGTCTTTTGACACGCAATGCTGACAGACACCAAAACATATTCTTCATCAGCCTCGGGTGCTGAGTTGAACTGGTTTGCGCTCATCACTGTCTGTGTGGCAGGGCGGACGCTCCCTGTAAGCGTAAATGCCATTCCATCAGCAATGATCTCTGACCCGGCAGGTGCAGGGTTGCTTCGGGCTGTACCCAGAGCAGGCTGCTCTGTTACGGTAGCGGCAGTACTCGAGTCACCGTCTCCGCCTTGGGCGAGGATGACGGCTACCTGAGTATTTACCGCATCTTCTTGGCTTACAGGGGCATTTACTTGCACCTCTGACCCTCCCCCGCAGGCTAAAGATGCAAATACCAAAACCAATACTAGAATGCTAAGTTTCCCAACATGTTTGTTCTTCATTTTTTGATATCCCTCTTTCTTGGTCGCCCACCTTTTAGCCTTGGGCGCTTTTTTGTATGCCTCTACGCTGGCCGGGTCAACATCCCAAACCGGCCCGCGCTTACGAGCTTTGATGATACCAAAAAAAGAGCAGCGTTTTTAGCCGCTCTCTTTTTGTTTGTATTTATCCGGTGATGCCACCTCAGTTTGCAGCACGACCGTCACATTCTTGATGTCTGGCAGGTTGTACTTCTTGCGAATCCCCGCCACAATAGCCAGCAATGCCCGGCAGATGATCTCAGCAAGCATGCGGTCGCTCATATCTGCTCCCGAACGCGCTGCCGGCGAAGCCCGGTCTGTCCAACGAAATCTCGCATCCGCGCCTGCCAAAGGCGCACCTTGGCACTCTCACGGGCTGTATCCAGCCCGGCGGCTTCCAGCGTCAGTGCCCGGCGCTTCCACTCGCGGATCTTGCGCTCGAGGCCGCGCTGCACCTGGGTAGCCTCGTAGGCCGTCAGCTGGCGGCCGCGGTAGTCCACACTCTCGTTAGCCAGGTGCTCCCGCATTGCCTCATCGTAGGCGTTCTCGGACAACCCTTCAAAAAACGGAAAGTACGAGTGCCTACAGTTGGCACCGCCCAGCCCGGTCACCGTGCCCCAGCCAGTCTCGGCCACAAAGGGCGGGTATAGCGGATGCGTGCCCGATCGAGAGAAAATGCGCCCCTGCCAAAGCTGGTGAGACGGCCGGGCACCAATGTGCGCCGAGGTCTGCACCAGATCGGCGCCCATCTCATCAGCCCGTGCCCACTGCAACTGGCCAGCCGCCTGCCCCACCCCAGTCAGCACGGTGCGCCGCATGGCTACGTCGAGCTTGTCTCGGCGGCCAGATGGATACATCACTTCCAGCCCGCTGGCACCCACGTTGCCCACGGCCGCCCGGATAGCCTGGTCGTAGCTCATGGCCCCGCTGCTCACCTGCAGGAAAGCCATGTCGGCCGCCTGCACAAAGGCTTGCTGAGCCGTCAGCACGGTGGTCTGCGTGAGGTTGCGCATGCTGCCATTGGTGCGCTGGATGGCGATGGAGAGCACCGAGGCCATCTGCGGCGAGAGATTGAGCGGCAGCGGGTCCAGCCCGGCCGCCCTGTAAATGCGGTCGTCGAATCGCACCGCCTGCACCCCGGCTTGGCGCAGGATCTCGGCCACCTGGCGCTCGGATTGTCCGGTCAGCCTGGCCAGCTCGCGCAGAATGTCCTCGTACAGCGCTCCGGTTTCGTTAAGCCGCTGCACCTGCCAGGCGGCCGAGGCAAAGTTGAGCCCAGCCAGCCGGCGGGCAATATCCTGCAGCACAACATCCTCAAACTCGTGATAGAGCTTGAGGATCGCATCTGCAGAAACGTCGAACTGGCCAGGCGTCAACATCTCGTTTACTGGCTAGAGAGTTCTAGCGGTTTCGCGCCTTGTACTTGGTCATACAGGCTTTGCTCAAACAAGACATGATTGTCGATGTACGGGACTATAGCCATAAGCAGGGCCGAGCTTTGATCTTTGGTATAACCTCGGGCAGCGAGGTTCACTTTGGCCAAGAAGAAACGCTTACTGCGGGCCATCTGCTCGCGGTAGCCAGGCACCGTGTAGCGGCGATGCTTGCCGCCGGGCTGGTCAGCAAGGTGGATGAACGGCAGATCGATGACCTCGAGACCGAAGCCAGCCTGCTGAGCGCGCCAGCAGTAATCGATATCATCGAAGCCGGCGTGCAGATACTGCTCCTCGAAGGGGCCAACGGCCTCGTAGATGGAGCGGTGCATTAGCAGGATCCAACCATAGAGGTACTCAACATCTGCACCCCACTCCTCTTTGGTCTTGTGGCGCAGTTCCATGCCATAGATATTGTTGGGATCGAGGCCGCTCACCAACTCTACAAATTCACCCTGGCAAAGGATGTCGTCATTGGTGAACATGAGCCAGTCACCGGCTGCCTGCCTGGCGCCCTGGTTGAGCGCCTGGGTGTAGCGATAATCTGGCTCACCCTCGGTGTTCACTCCCACCACCTGAACAGCAGGCTCGTGCTTGTGAATGCTTTCGGTGTATGGTGTTGCGAAATCGCCATAAGCCTTGGTGTAGGGGAAAATGACGGACAGCTTCATCGCTTCACCCCACTCCATACATGCTGATGAATGCCCAACTGCTGAAACTCCAAACTTGCCACTTCGTCTACGAAGCGCTTCACCGCGGGCCAGGTGCGTGCCCCGTAGTCATGGAACGCTATCAGCCCGCCCGGCCTCACGAACGGTGCCCAAGCAAGATAATCCGCCTGCACCATCGCGTACGTATGCGTAGCGTCAATGTACAGCAGGTCGATGGGTCGACCACTCCATTTCTTGGACATTTCCACGCTCTCGCCTCGCATGGTCTGTACGTTGAAATGCCCGAGTGCGAGGCTGGATATGTTGCGTTTGAATTTTTCCAGGTCTACCAGGTTGGGCCACTTGTCTACGCAGAAGAGTTGAACGCTTCGATGCATGGCTGAGGCCATATAGCCAGCACTGCGCCCCCAGAAGCTGCCAACCTCAACAATGATGCCGTTCTCAGGCACTTGGCTAGCCAACCAGGCCAACCGCCGGGCGTCCGTCTCCTTTACGCCGATATGGCGACCGAAGGTATCGTCAATGAGCTGTGCATGCGGAGGGGTGAAGAGTCCGGCTTGTTGATTACTCATAGGTACGCCTCCAAGCGTGAGATAAAGTGCTGCGGGTTGAATTGATGGCCAATATGGTTGGCCTTCCAGTCTTCGACAGAAGCGGTGCCCTCACAGGCGCGCTTGATCGTTTCTGCAGCAACGCTGCTGCCTGTACTCATCTCGATCGAATGCGGGAAGCGGGCAAAATCACGATACAGCTCCCAGTTGCGCACCCAGGCCATCTGGCCACCGCCGCGGGGAGTGTTGTGCGGACGGATATCCTGGCCCATCATCACCGTTGGCTTGCCCAGCGCTACCGCCATGTGGGCATAAGTGCCGGCTGAGACCACCACGTCGGCTCGCTCCATGTCATCGGTGCGCCCGGTGAGCAGGGCCTCCTGGTAATTCACGTCGCTATGCCTGTGCAGGCCGTTGGTTGCAAGGCTGCCGTAAAAACGAACGGTGAGCTTGGCCAGCACCCCGGCTGTGCGAAGGGCCACCAGCGTGCGAAACACATGCTCATTGATCTCACGCTCCACCTGGGGCAGCGTGCCACCCACCGGATGCAGGGGCGCAAACAGCACCTGCGGCTTACGGCCGACGAACGGCGCAAACGGCCGCACCTCGCTGTACGACCATCCGACCACCTCCGTTGGCGTTGGATAACCGATCATCTCGAGCACCTTGGCATAGCCGGCTGAGTGGCAAAAGAAGGCAGCGGCGGCCAGCGGCTCTACCTCAAGGTCGTGCGGCAGCCAGGGCGAGCAGAAGTGCGGGTACAAGAAGACCGGCTTGCCGTGCTCTACAGCATGGGTAGCCTCCTTGCGCAGCATGCCATTGCCATGTAGCCCCGAAAACAGCCCGGCGTAGAGAAAATCCAAAAATACGAACTGAGCCTTCTCCAAGTTGCGGGTTTTGCAATACCCAGCAGCCAGCAAAGCCTCCAGATACGCTTTGCCTTTGTGCTGGTGAGGCTTGAAAAAGAACGCGGGCTTCACGCCTGCTGCACCCGGTGCTCACGTTTCAGCACCTCGAAGATCTGGGCAACATACTTGCCGGGCAGGCCAAGCGCCGCACTGATCTCACCGGTGGTGGGTATGCGCCGCCGATTGAGTGAGAATTGCGTGACGTACTCAAAAACGCGCTGTTTGTCCTGATCAAATTTGCTCGCCGGCGGCGTGGGCTCGTTTACAGGCTCAGGCTGACTGGCACGCTCGCGCTGCTCCTGCCTCGCCTGCTGCCAAGCCGCCCGGGCTTCGTTGGTCCATTTGGTCATAGCAGCCTGGTGTGCCTTCTCAGTTGCGGCACGGGCAAACTCAAATTTCAGCAGTTCAACGCCAAGCATTTCGCCGGATAGCCATGCCACGATCGAGGCCCCGGGGCCCAGGATGAGCGCCATCAGCCAACTAAAGCCTTCGAGCCACTCAGCCGGCAAGCCGATCACCAGACCGAGCGACTGGCCCAGGCCGGCCACCACGGAGATGGCTACCAGGAGAGCGATATTGGTTGCGATCAAGCGGGGCTTCACCTTGCCCTCTTGCTGGGCGCGCTTCACCGCGGCGTAGACCAGTCCGCCCTCGATGGCCAGCATCGCCGCCACGGCCTCGGCTAGGCCCATCACCTGCGTTGCGATCGCACTCTCCATACCGTATACCTGGGCGGAGAGGACGGCCGCGGTGTAGAAGCTGTGGGCCGTGCGCATGGCCGCCAAGACAATGGCACCCGCGGCCACGGCTACCGCCACCCAGAAGCCCCAGCCGAGCGCCAGGCTTTTGCGCACCGGGCGCGGGTAGGTGTCTTCGTGAATGGGGATGAATTCAGTGAATTTCATGACCAGGCACCCACCATCAATGCGGCCAGCTTCAGTGCAGACCACACCAGCGCATAGATCAGCCATACAGTGGCAATGAGCATCAACAGGGCCGCAGCCACATCCCCCAAGAAGACCGATATTTTCTTGAACACAAAAAGCTTTTCCATTACTCCTCCTCTGGGAATAGCTCGGTTGTCTGGCTAGCTTGCGCCTCGGCTACTTTTTGCTTTGCCACTTCCTCACTCTCGCCGTAGGTGCGCATACGTAACTCCACCGGCCCCATTGCCCGCATGGTCACCATCTGGGTGTCCTGGGCGAACTGCTGCTGGCGATCGGTGACCAGACTGTCATCAAAGGTGAAAGTGGCTTCGTAGGCGCCTTTAGGGGCCAATTTGAAGATGCTCGTCCACGCATCCATCGCATACAGCAGGTCACGGATGGCCGTCTCGAGAGCCTTTTGGATATCGACCACGGTGGCGGCGTACTGCTGCTTGCTGGATAGCACTTCGGTGGCCGTCTTGTCGACCTGCTGAGGATCGCTCAGCATGCCCCTGGCCATTCCACAGTTGAACTCAATGCGCTTGAGGATTGCCTCGAGGCCATTGATCAGGTTCTGTTCACGGAAGCCAGGCGACCACTCCTCAAATAGTTTGCCCTTGCCCACATCGCTGACGCCTCGCAGCGTCCGGTAGAGGTTGAAGTCCGGCAGGATTACTTTGCCATCCTTGCCTTTCTCTAAGGCACCCTCATCAACCATCATTCTTCGTTGGCCGCTCTCAAACTCCCAGAGCAGCTGAGACCACAGGATGTCGGCCTGCTTGATGAGGTCCACGGCGCGGGCGTAGGCACTAACGCCAAGCGGCGAGCCAGGCTCGATGTTGTTGGCCTGCGGGAAGCGGAAGTAGCCGAACAGCGGCTGCCGGACGCCCAGGTAGCTCTCCTCCTCGCTGAGATCGGCCCACTCGGGCACCGAAGACAGGGGAACCACGGAGCCGAGATCTGCATCTGAGGTGCTGCGCAGAACCTTGTTGCGGATGCGGTACGAGCCTTCGGCCTGGGCGCCGTCCTGGACGTAGCCGAGGAACTCATGGAACTCGAGGCGGGTGTAGTAATAATCCCCTTGCCGAAGCTTGTAGACGAAGATGCACTTCGAGGGCCGCTTGCGGCTGTCGAAGGCCACCGGGATGAATTGGTCAGCCTGGGAAAAGTCAACCGCCAGCTGGTCCCCATCCACCCACGGCTTCATGATGAGGCCACCTTTGGCCACGCCATACTCGACCTGCTCGCGGAGGCTGGGGAGGATACGCTGGAGCTGCTCGTGCAAAAACTCAGCACGAGCAGCTCCGCCGGCGCCCGATGCACCAGTTACCTCGACCTCCATCTCAAGGGTTACAGAGGTAGCAAACGCGCCGGCCACGGCTGCCGGCAGGTTGAGGGAGCGCACCGTTTTGCTGAGCCACTCGGCGCGGTTCTCGTACATCTTGGCCCATTCAGCCAGCGCCGTCATCATCGCCGAGGAGATGTCAACCTCAACCCCAAGCAAGCGCTTGATATCTGATTTACCGATCATCTTGTTCCACACTCCTTTAGCCCAGCCCAATATGCGCTCAAACATCACTCACCACCTCGACGCCAGATTAGGTTTGTGGCATAGCGCACAGCATCGATGGCGTGGTTGTTCTTGTCTGGATAGGCTGAAATAAAATCGCCCTCTTTGTCCCGCTCAAGCTCATAATTCAGGAACTCTTCTGCTGTTTGCGGGCAACGCACAGGGTCAATCACGATCTTGGCCAAGCTCTGCAACCACTTGATGCTGTAGGTGACACTGTCTGGCCCCTTCTCAGCGCCGCGGATATTTGCTCCAAAGGAGCGGAAGTCGGCAATATCCTTAGGGCTGGCGCTATCTGCAATCAAGAGGTGATCGAGGGATAGCAAGCCCTTGGAGATCAGATCATCAAACGCTTGGCGGTTCTTCGTTTTGTTGGCCCGATATTCACCATAGATGTACAGGGTCATGCGCGCCGCGTCATAGTGCATCTTGGCGAAGTGCAGCGGATCCGGGAACCAGCCCCAATCCAAGCCTTGCAGCGGGCGGTCAAACTGGGCGATCTGCTCATCTGTGATGGGCTCGTCGGCCACCACGTTCTCAAACACCATGCCGCCGGTGCCATTGACCTCGCCCAAATACTCATGCTCGTAGGCTTTGGGGTTGACCTCTTTGAGGTGCTCGGCCATATCGATAAAGGCCGACCCAAGCCACTCATGCGGCGCGTCGAGATACGAGCTCTTGTGCACCAGGCGCCGAGGGTCGGATACTCGCACCCATTTGTTGACCCACGCGTTAGCGCTCCTAGGCGAGTTGTAGACCTTGAACCTGTATGCCAGGTCACCACCGCGGATGGCTGACTGCTCGATGTTGCGCACCGCATCCTCGCCCTTGAACTGATCCAGCTCTTCGAGGTGGAGGATGCCGATATAGCCGAATGCCGGTTTTATAGACTTGAGCTTGCCAGGCTCATCAGCCCCACGGAAGTAGATCTTCTGACCGGTGGGCAGGTACTCCATTTCCAGCGGACTGCGAATGCTGCGGAACCGATCATCCAAGCCCAGCTCAGAGATAGCCCACTGCAGCTGGCTGAATACGCTGTCTCGCATCGTATTGGCATACTGGCGCATGACCAGTACGTGCATGTTTGGATTTGCGAGCAATAGATCCAAGTCAAAAAGGCTTACAGAGCTCGATTTGATAGAGCCACGCCCACCGATAAACACATACTCGGTATGCTTGGCGGCGCGGATATCACGATAGGGCTCCAAGAAACTAGGGGCCAATAGGTGCGCTGGCAGCCCCGCAGCGATCGGAGAGGTTGGCACCGGCGGTTCCGGCGCGCCTTCGCGCTCGCCCATCTCCTCAGCAATGTCATCGAGCGTATCCAGGTACGCCGTCACCAGCGGCTGGTTGAATTTCACGCGGTCGACGCGCACCCCGTCAGTGAAGCCACCCACCCAGCGAGGATCGGGCAAAAACAGCTTATCCTCATCGGAGATACCCTCGTAGAGCTTCTCGGCCAGGGCGTTCAAGTGAGCGATCCGCTTCTGGTAGACGGCGTAGCCGGTGATTGGTGCTGTTTGTTTGATGGCCTCCAGCTGGGCGGCAGCAATCTCGGCTTCCCGCTCGCGCACGCGCTCTTGCCAGCGGAAATCCGAGGACCACTTCTCGAGCGTGGACTTGTGGCGTGTCGGCGCACCCGCCTTAGCTTCGCCATACATTCGCACCAGTTTTGCCAAGCTACGGCCGGGCCCCAGGTTGAAATAATCCTCAAAAGCGCGGAGAGCCTTGTTGCTTTCTCGCTTGCCAGGATTGCCCATAACATGCAGCTATCAGCCCTCGTACGACCAGACCGGCTCGTGGCCCAGGTCACGGATCTGTTTGTGCAGTTTGGCTACGCCCCGGGAAAAGATCGAGATGGTGCGGTCCTTGATTGCCAGCTTGTTTTCTAACTCGTCAAGGCGATCCTCAAGCTCCCTGCGCTTCTCGCGCTCATCATCCAGCTTGGCGCTGAGCTCACCTATGAGGGTGCCTTGCTTTGCCTGGGTTTCCAGCATGCGCTGATAGTTTTCGGCTTCCTTGGCACGCAGTTCGCTCTCGGCCTGAGGCTCTTCGATGTGGCGATAGCGCAACAAAGCCAGCAGGCCCCCTGTCCCCAACAGGGAGCCTGCCAGCCCAACGAGCACCTGCCAGTTATCCACTAGCCAGGCCATGAGATATTAGGCCTGGGAGTGCGAGTAACCGATCACCGGCACGCCGCGCACCGCCGCATTGGCGGCACGAGACACGCCCAGCTGAGCCACGAAGGCCAGCACCTGTACCAGGATGGTAGCAATTTGCTGAGCGCCGGCATCCAGGCCGGCAACGTCGACATCAGGGGCATAGATCTTGAGCCCGGCGAATACCACAAACGCACCCAGGTTGAGCAGCAGGGCGGCCGTGGGCGCAGCGCCATCAGGTACCCAGCCGACCAGTTTGCCGATGTTTACCAGCACGGCGACCAGGGCAGCCACACCGGCGAGAGCGAGGAAAGACGCGAAGAGTTGTTCCATGAGTTTTCTCCTGTTGGACGCGCAACACCTTCAGGAGAAAACAAAACGGCGGGGTGACGTGCACAACTGAAAGCCATAGCCATCAGATGTGCACATCACCCCGCCGAGTTTTCTTTCTCGCGCTGTAAGGTGTTGCGCTGTATTAAGTTGTCGTAATGCTATACGCTCAGGTGCGCGGTGTCAAGCCAACATGCGCCGCAGTGTTGCGGCGGCCTGGGCCACATCGTGAGCGCAGCCGAGGATCCAACCGGCTGACACCAGGCGGAATAGGCTCCGGGTCAGGGGCGTAGCTCCGGGCATGTCCCGCATCAAATAACTACCGATGGTCACCAACGCCAACGTGCCGACCAGCGGCGCCAGAGCGATGACCAGCTCCTGTACGTCGGTTTCAAGGTCAACTTCAGTCGCTCCAGCCACGATACGCGAAGGCAGGCGCATCGTGCGAGCCGCCAGATGATGCATCAGCTCGTGAGGGTATGCCGCCAGGACGGCCAGAGAGCTTAGTCTTTCTTTGGCCACGGCCGCCCCCTTGGTCTAGGCGCGGGCTTGATGTTATCCAGATCCTTGCGCTGGATCAAGTAGACACCGCCCTTCTTCTCGGCCTTGAGGCGCTGTTGGCGTATCAGGCGCGCAATGTAGGCAACCGTAACCTTTTTTACTTCGGCCGCTTCTGCCGTAGTGAGGTAGTCGTTCAACATAGCCATAGCATATCAAAATAATTGGTACTTGACAAGATACTATTTATAGATATAATTAGTGCATGTCTGAGATACAGTTTACTCAGGCAAATACACGGAAAGGAGGTAAATAGCCATGACGGAAACACAGAAGTACCGCAAGAGCCGACGCGTGCGCAAGTTCCAAGCGCAGCGAAGGAAGTATCGCCGCTCGCGATTTCTTTTCTTCGCCTTGCTCGGTGAAGCGGTGTTCGTGGGAACGCTGGTGCTTATTGGATTGAGCCTGCTGGGCGCACTTCGGTAAGACTGGCGGGTCGGGCGGGGGTCGTAGCCCCCCCCCACATACGGCACCATAATAACCCATCTACCAAATCGGATGAAATCACTTTAAACTAAGCACAATGCGGGCGCCGGCCATCGGGGCGCAGGAGGAAAAATGGAACAGCGCGAATACAAGCTTGATGTTTACCAGGTAATCGACGGCACAGACAATTGGCCCTTGGTGGACACGATCACGGGGTAGCTCACCCGAAGAATGCCTGGATGCAGCAGAGGGCAAATACGGCAGCAACAACGAGTACCACTGGACCAATCCTGTGGAAACCAACTAACACCTTGACAGGGCCTAGATTTAGAACTCATGTTCTGCTAGAGTCTGGGCCTGGGGGAGCGCAAAAGTCCCCCTCTAAAAACACAAACCGCCCGGCAAAGCCGGGCGGCGCTACCTCTGAAGCGCGTTAGCCAGGAAGCCATTCGCTGCAGAGAAGGAGGATAGTTTACCATGCTGACCCCACGTTTCGCCGAGGAGATGGGCGAGAAGCTTTACGCAGCAGCTCGAAAGCGCGCTCGGAAAGACCCGGTCCTCACAGAAATCCTACAAGCTCAGAGCTATTTCAACCTGTACGCTCACCAAGCGCACATGGGCAATATCGATCCACAGGTAGAGGCCGACGCCAGCAACTGGCTGACAGATGCATTGTTGCTTTTGGAGCCCGACAATGCTTAGCTGCGAACTCGATGACTTCGAGCGCTTCCTTGACGAAAAGACCTGGAGCCCGACTACGATCACCATGTATCGGCGCCTCATCAAGCTCCTGAGCAAATGGATGGATCAGCAGGGCATCCAGAGCTTTGGTGATCTGACCATTCGCCACGCCAAAGAATTCGCAGCGTCCACAAAATGGGGCAACTCGCTTATTCGCAAGCTCAACAGTGTCTTGTTGCAGTTCATGCGCTGGAAGTTCGGCGAGGAGCATAGCCTCGCACGCTGGCGCGTACGCCGCGAAGTCTCACCACCGCAGCGCACACTGAACGAAAATATGGTCGGCCAGCTGCTCAGCAGCTTCCAGCCAGGCATCTCTGATGGATTTGGCACCCGCTATCGCCGTTTCGGGATCTGCGATACTGACCAGCCGTTGGGAAAACGCAACCTGGCCATCATCTGGCTGATGCTGGACACGGGCTTTCGCTGCGCCGAGATCTGTAACCTTGCGCTTTCAAATCTCGATCTTGCAAATCACAGCGCCACAGGACTTGTCAAGTTCGGGCGCTGGCGCACAGCTCACTTCTCTACTCACACGGCGCAGGTCCTGGCCAACTGGCTCGAAGTGCGCCCAGCTCGCGGCCCGCACGTGTTCACTCCCGTGATGAATACCAAGCAACGGATGACCGAAGCTGGCATGCGCAACATGTTTCGCAAGATCGGCCTGCTGTCAGGTATCGGACCATTCTCGCCCCACGATCTTCGCCGCACCTTTGCCACGCTCTCCATCCGCAACGGCGCCAGCCTGCAGGCTGTCAAAGAGGCCGGAGGCTGGAAGAACACAGAGATGGTGCTGCACTACACCCGGGCAATCACAGGCGAAGAGATCGTGCCTTTCCTGCCTGGCAATGTGCTAGTTTCTAAAGCTCAGAACGCTCTGGCGTAAGGAACAACAACGGAACATAACTGTCGCGTCCCAAGCCATCCGAAAAATTGCGGATGGCTTGGGACTGGCTCCATTTCAAAAAGACGCCACGGAAGATATCAAATCAAAAAGCCGCCTATGACGGGCGGCTTTTGAAATACAGTGAGAGGCGAGCTAAGCCACTGCCTGCACAGGCACCGGGGCGGCAGCAAGCAACTCGATTAACTTGTCACCGACCTCAACCCAGGCGAGGGCGCGGGCGCGGGCGCGGGCGAGGTCGAGGGCGCGGTCGAGGTCGAGGTCGAGGGCGCGGGCGCGGGCGAGGTCGAGGGCGCGGGCGCGGGCGAGGTCGAGGGCGCGGTCGCGGGCGAGGGCGCGGGCGCGGGCGCGGGCGAGGTCGAGGGCGCGGTCGAGGTCGAGGTCGAGGGCGCGGTCGAGGGCGCGGGCGCGGGCGCGGGCGCGGGCGAGGTCGAGGTCGAGGTCGAGGGCGCGGTCGAGG